GTTTAATAGTAATGGGTTTTCTTTAGGCGCTGATGCAACTTACGGTAACTGTAACTATTACACATCAGACTCATACGCCTCATGGACATTCCGCAAGCAGCCTAAGTTCTTTGATGTTGTGACTTTCACCACGCCATCCTCTGGCAGCTTCACTGTCCCTCACTCACTTGGTTCTGCCCCCGGATTCTTCACCGTTAAAAGCACAGCAATCACTGACGCATGGTATTGCTACCATCAAAGCCTTGGCGTAAATCAGTACTTGCTTTTAAATGGAACCACCGCAGCGGTAACTGCCACAGGATTTTTTGGAACTGTGACCAGCACTGGAATTACGCTGAACACATCCGCTTGGGGAGCTAA